ATCATTTGAAACACCTAGAAACTATGTAGGGACAATAGCTCTTGATGCAGATGGTTTAGGTCTTACAACAACAGTATAATTATTTAGATAAAATAAGAGAGTGTTAGTTAATAACACTTTCTTATTGATATCTTTTTTAATATGTGTGATTGTAATAAAGAAAATAATGTAGTTTTGATAAATATATATTTAGAAATGGCAGAATACAAATTAAACAGTAAGGTTGTTAAAGGAGTTAGACTAGCAGGAAAGAAAAGTGTAGATTTTAGAACCGAATTAAGTCAAGCTGATTTAGCTTACGCTTACGAGGAATTGAATATAACTGATTGTATAGACAAAATAGATAAAACTAATGAAAAAATCAACACCGAAAAGCCTGGAAAAGAAAGTAAAGAAAAGTCAGGTAAAAAGAAACACTCAAAAGAGTAATACCTTTGAGTTTGGAGTATTTGATTTAACTGTACCTCCTAGTATAACAGAAGTAAAAGACCTTAAAACCCTTAATAATGATTGGGTTCCTTTCGGAGATGACAACTTATTTCCTCAGTATCTAGCTGAATTAAAAAGAAAGTCATCTACACATAGAAGTGTGTTGGCTCAAAAAACAGTATTTACAAGTGGTGCAAAATTTGTTTGTGAAGATGAATCTCTAAGAGAATTTATTGAAGATGTAAATGCTGATAAAGAATCTTTAAGAGATGTTTTTAAGAAATTAGCTGACGATTACTATACTTTTGGTAATGCTTATATGGAGTGTGTTGTTTATGATGGAGGTGTAAATCTTTATCATTTAGATGCTACTACTGTAAGAATGTCAAAAAGCAAAAAAGAGGTTTATGTAAACCCTGATTGGTGTAAATACTGGAATCAAGATAAAAAAATAAAAAGACTACCTATATATCCTAGAGTAGCACATAACAAGTTTGTAATTCACTATAAGGATTACGAGCCTACATTTAACTTTTACGGACTTCCTGACTATGTGGCTGCACTAGAGCATATCTGTGTTGATTACGAGATTGGTAAATGGAATCATACTAAATTCTTAAATGGATTTCAGCCATCTGCAATCGTTGAGATTAGTGGAGATATGGGAGAGGAGGAAGCTCAGAAAATGGTACATGAAGCTCAGAAAAAGTTTGTAGGAGAAGGTAATAATGGTAAGATATTATTTATAGTAAAGAATGGAGATACATCTCCTGCAAATGTTCAAATCATTAAAGATGACCAAGAGGGTAGTTGGATTGATTTGCAGCAAATTACTGACCAAAATATCATTACTGCTAACAGATGGCAACCATCATTATCAGGTATTGTTAGTTCAGGGAAAATGAACAACACAGGAAGTGAGATTAGAATTGCTTATGACTTGGTAATGACTACAGTTATCAGAGATACTTCAGAGTTAATTCTAAATGGAATAAGAACAGTTCTTTATAATGAAATGGGTTATGACCCTAGTGATTTAAAGATACATTATGATCCACCAATCTCTTATGCTAATGATGTTGATATTAAGCAGATTCTAACTATAAACGAACAGAGAGCTTTAATTGATGAGGACTTACCAATGTTGGAGGATGGAGATATGTTTGTTGCTGATAGAGAGATTATAGTAACACAGAGAGATGATGATGGAGATGGAGATTTTGATGATGAAAAAGAAATAACTATAGAACAATAAGATATGGGTAATACAAGACAATATATAACGCTAGTATCTGCAGGAGAAGTAATTGAAAAGACCTTTACTAATAAGAATACTGACCCCATATTAGTTTCAGAAAACACTATTGTTTTGTCTGAACTAGCTCACATAAGACCATTACTAGGAGAAAAGTTTTATGCAGAATTAAAACTACAACACAATAACGGAACATTAACTGTTGATAATCAGGCTTTTATGACTTACTATCTTGAGGATTGCTTATCTTGGTTTGTTAGATTTGAAGTGGTTAATGATATTATGAGTAATATATCATCTAGTGGTGTTGTTAATAATATAGATGAATTTTCAAGGATAATAAGTCAAGATACATACAATACATTTAAACAAGACACATATAGAAAGGCAGAAATATTTGCTAATGATATGATGGATTTTTTGAATGGAACTGACCAAACAGGATTATACCCTACATTTGCTAGTAATAGACCTAAGAGCATGAGTGATACATATAAAAATCATGGTATGATATTTTATGATAGTATATATGGTTATAATGGAATAGATGGTTGTTTTAGTTGTGGTAATCCTTATTTAAGAGGAGAGTCAAACTGTAATTGTTAAAATAAAATAAAATGGCTGCAAACGAACATAAAAATTTATCAAGTGCTAATAGACACCTTCCTAAAGGATTTGAATCTGCTAGTAATGAGACAGTATTAACTAAAGGTATTGGTACTCCTGGTTTTAATGATGGTAATTTAGAGTGGACATCTAATGTTAATATTGGTGTTACTTATTATAAGATGCAGGGATTTTTAACAGGAATATTAAATTATCAATTTGGTGAAGATATTGCAGATACTAAATCACCTTACGAAATAGCAAAAGATTATGGTTTCACTACTGTTCCTGCAGGTATTGTTAGTGTTACTAATGCTTTTAGAATGGGTCAAGGTCATCTTATTACTGCTAATACTAATGTTACTTCTATTAGTGGTTGGATTACTAGTAGTGGTGGAAATACTGTAACTATTGCTCTTTGTAAAATAACTCCTGCAGAGGGAGTAACAACTAATCTTGTACCTACCATTGTAAGTGAGGTTACAGTTACAGGGCTTTCTAATAATAATAAGATGGTTAGAGTGCTTGATACTACTATTACAACACCTGCTTTATTAGCAGGAGACATTATATTCCCTATGGTAAAGGAAGGGGTAGCAGGATCAGACATATTTATGAATATAGAAATACTAACATCTAGTTTTTAAGATAATGAAAAACACAATGAAAGATACAACAGAGGTTTTGATTGCAAATGGGGGTGTATTGGGATTAAGTTTAAGTGAGTGCAATGACTATCTTTTATTTATATCCACCTCTTTAGCTATAGTTTTTACAATATATAAGTTTTACAAGCTATCAAAAAAGAAGTAAGATGGCTAAAATTAATACTTCTTTTAATTCAAATAGCACTAAAAAAAGGAAGGGGATTCATTCAAAAAATGCCTCAAAAAGACAAAATGGATATAGAAAAAAATACAGAGGGCAAGGAAGGTAAATGGTATAATGATAGACTTAGAAACATGAATATTAAACATTTTAAATTATCAGAATTTGACTGTCCTAGTGATAGTGGCTCAGGGGAAAATATGTGTCTTTCATTCTTGGCTAAACTAGATGAGGCTAGGGAGTTAGCAGGAGTACCTTTTAAAATAAACTCAGGTTATAGGACACCTAAACATAATACTAAGGTAGGTGGTGTTAAAAACTCATCTCACACAAATATTCCTTGTAATGCGGCAGATATACACATTAAAGATTCATCTTGCAGATACAAAATAATTCAATCTGCAATAAAAGTAGGGTTCAAAAGAATTGGTATTGGTAAAAATTTCATACATTTGGACACAGATAAAAATAAGAGTCAAGATATTATTTGGCACTATTATTAATTTAAAAAAAGAAAAATGAAAAATTGGTTAATTAAACAAATGTTAAAAAGTAAAAAGTTTTGGTATGCAATTAGTGCTGTAGTAGTTCCTGCATTAGTTCAGCTAATGGGAGTTTCAATAGCAACAGCAGAAGATTTATATCACGCAATCCTCGTCCTAATTTTAGGTCAAGGAATAGCTGATGCATCAAAAAAATAGTGTATGTTTGTAGTCCTTCTATGAGTGTTTTCATTGTTGGATAGTTAGTAGTTAAGAGTGAGAGGTTAATAACTTCTCACTTTTTTTTTGTATCTATAGTAATTTTTATTAAATTTGAATATGAAAGAATATGGAAGAAGGTTAAGACTATCTACAGATGAAGAAAATCTGATATATAAGAATAGAGCAAGTTCAGTAGATAACATAAATAACAATACAGCTTTAGATATACACTTATTAGAGAGAGGTATAGAAAAGAAAGATGTTGTTTCTGTAAAGCATTGGCAATCAGCTAGTGGTGATTTAAGGTTTTCAATAGTAACAAAAGAAGATTGCGGATTAGATGAAAATCAAATATTTGATAATGTAAATAAATTTATAGAAGGATATTCTCCTGACTATGAAAAAATCAAAAGAAAAAAAGGAAATCATTTACTTGTAATAAATCCTGCAGATATTCATATTGGGAAATATGCTAGTGCATTAGAAACAGGAGAAGAATATGACTGTGAAACTGCTGTTATGCGTGTTTTAGAGGGGGTACAAGGGCTTATAAAAAAGGCTGAAGGTTTTGATATAGATAAAGTGTTATTCTGTATTGGTAATGATATACTTCACACCGATAATGTGATGTCAAGTACAACAAGAGGTACATTTCAAGATACAGATGGTAAGTGGTGGGAGCATTATGAGATTGCTTTAATGCTTTATGTTAAATGCGTAGAGATGTTAAGAGAAATTGCTCCTGTAGATGTGTTACATAGTATGAGTAATCACGATTATCAAAGTGGATTTCACTTAGCTCACACATTAAAATCTTGGTTCAGAAAAGCTGATGATGTTAAGTTTGATGTTAGTGTTTCAGCTCGTAAATATTATGTCTACGGATTGAATTTAATAGGATTAGAGCATGGAGATGGTGCTAAAATGGATAAATTACCTTTGTTAATGGCTAATGAAAAGCCAAAAGAATGGTCAGAAACAACTCATAGGTATTGGTATCTGCATCATTTACATCATAAAATTAAACACAAATACTTAGATGCTAAAGATTATATAGGTGTTACAGTTGAATATATGAGAAGTCCATCTTCTGCAGATTCATGGCACTCAGGAAAAGGATTCTGTGGTGTACCAAGAGCTTGTGAAGCTTTCATTCACGATAAAGAAAGTGGTCAAGTAGCAAGATTAACACATTATTTTTAGAATATGATTGTAGTTATTTGGCCTTAATTTAAACCCTTAACAAACCCTTTATAAACCCTTATCTAATGGTATTATATACCATTAAAGATAAAGCTAAAGCTAAAGTTAAAGTTATGGTTAAAGATAAAAACTAGGTTAAATATCAACTTTTCTAACATTATTTTAAAAAAACATTGTAAATATTTTGGTGGGTTAATAAATTAATTGTTTATTTGCATAGAATTTAAGAAAGACTAACTACTAACTAAAATTAAAACACGATGTTAAAAACACAAACGAGTGATATTCTACAACACTTAAAAAATGGTAGAAGGCTAACACAAAAAGAAGCCATTAATGAATATGGTGCTTACAGATTATCAAGCATAATTTATTCTCTCAAAAAACAAGGTCATAGGATAGAATCTAAACCATTAGATGTGCCTACTAGGTACAAGAAATCAGATGGGACTACTAAAAATGCCAATATTGTAGAGTACAAGATTATCAAAGGAGATGAAACAAACTTTGATTCTAGGCTAAACAATTTTATTAATTCAATAATACAATAGCTATGGGAAGAATGAAAGAAGAATTTATCAAAATGCAAGAAGAAATGCAATATAACTTAGAACCAAAAGAGAGTATTAACCAAATCAATAATAAAGTGAAAAAAGTAAATGTAGAAGAAGCAGTAATGGTAAAAGAAACCAAAGAAGAAACTCTAAAAAGATTATTCCTAGCGAATGGTTTAGTTAAGGAGGATGTTCATAAAGACCCAAGAGGTTTTGTAATTATTAAAAGGTCAGGAATAGATAAGATTGTTTCAAGACAAAACATTCAGGTAGCCTATGAGCCTGTTACAATGACTCCTGAGTGGGTGGTTCTAAGAGCTACTGCTAGTATGAGAACAGGTAAAGGAGAACATGATGTTAGAAATATGATGAGCTTTGGTGAGGCTGCAGATAATAACTTAATGGGAGGAGCTAAGAAGTTCCCTGTTGCTATGGCTGAGAAAAGAGCTATGTCAAGAGTTGTTCTAAAGATTGCAGGATTCTATGAGCAAGGAGTATTCGGACAAGATGAAATGGCTGACTAATGGATTGGATGGATGAGGTTCTTGATGGAAAACCATTGGAAGCAGAGATGTGGAAGATAGGATATATTGAGAACCTCTTACATTACACTTCAATTCCTAATTGGGAACAGAATGAAATACTTAACTCTTTAGATATTCTTCACGATATAGATGCAGATAAAATCATTAGGCATATAAAAGAAAATGAAGTTCACTCTGACCCAAAGCACCAATACGAAGCTATGAGAAAAAATGGAATGTTTAACGAAAAAAAATATTAAAATGAAAAATGATTATGAAAAAGTAAGGACTTCAAGAAATGAACTTGAAGCAATATTAAGGATTAGAGGAATATCTAAGCAGAGTTTTGGAAGGATATTAAATATTAAAGGATCAACAATAGAGAAGTATTTAGATAACCCTTATCATTTAAGGTATTATCAAATGCAGAGATTATCTACATTTTTAAATATAGGAGTCAAAGATATTATTGATATTATAGAAATAGATTTGAAAGATGAGCTTATTGTACTTGATGGAGAATCTAATTTTAAAGTAGTTGAATCTTTAGGAGGGAATCATCATGAATAGATATAAACTAGAGCATACTAAAGAAAGAGATGATCAAGTAATACATGAGATATGCTCTAGGTATAATGTTAAGTGGACTTCTATACTATCCAAGAGTAGAAAAAGAGTTATAATAGACCCTAGAAGGCTTTATTGTGGAATATTAAGAAATGTTTTTGGATTAACATTTCATCAAATAGGAAAAATACTTAATAAAAACCATGCAACAATAGTTCATAATACTAAAATTCACGATAACTTTGTAAGGATTTTAAAATCTTATAAAAATAATTATGAAGAAATAGAATCTATGTTTTATTTAAATGAAAATTATTACGAACATGAAGTTCTTTCAGTTGAAAGAAAAATGGATTTATTATCCGCAAGACTTAATAGTTTAATAGAAAAGAAAAACGAATACAAATTAAAAATTAAAAAACAAAAACATGGCAGACAAAAATTATGTAGTAAGTAGTATCAAAAAGGTAACTACTCAGTATGGAGAATTATTTAATGCAAGCTTCAAGATGGATGATTTGCAAAAGATGTCTAAAAGAGGTTGGGTAAATATTACAATAGCAGAAAGGAGAGAGCCTTCAGAGAAAGGAGCAACTCACTATGCCTATGAAAATACTTATGAGCCACCAAAAAACGTAACAGCAGACAAGCCAAAGGTAGATGATGATTTACCTTTCTAAATATTAAATACAGGTTGGGGTAGTAGTAATGGCAGCCTATAATAGAGTGAGTTCAAGTCTCACAACTGCTACTCCTTCCTTTTACAACTAACTATAAATCAAAACACAATGGCAAAGAGATTGACCGATTCAGACAAATGGAAGAAAGGCTTTATAAGAGGATTATCTCCTAAGTATAAACTATTTTGGTTATACATATTAGATGACTGTACCCATGCAGGTATATGGGAAACTGATTTTGAGGTAGCATCAATAAGAATAGGAAGTAAGATAACTGAAGCTGAAGCTGTAACTGTAATGGCTAGTCATATAGTAATATTTGATGGTGGAAACAAATGGTTTATCCCAAGCTTTATTGACTTTCAATATGTAAATCTAAACGAAAACTCAAGAGTACATCAGTCAGTTATAAAATCACTAGACAAATATGATGTGTATAATATTAAAGGAATTGATCCTAATGATGTAGAGGGAGTGTCTTTATTAGACAAGGATGGTATAGTCGTCAAGAAGCCTATTATAAAGCGTTTTAAGCAACCTACAGCAGATGAGGTATATGAATACTGCACAGATAGAAATAATAAAGTATGCCCTGATACATTT